CAACAACAAATAGATCAACTAGATATATCTAAAATAGGAACATAAAATGAAATGTAAAAAATGTGGACACGATTGTCATTGTAACTGGGATTCTTGTGATTGCGGTTGTGATGTTTGTGATTGTGGTAAAACTCATGAAGACCCTTATAATGGACTACCATCTGATGTGGAGCCTGATAGATCATAGTGGAGGTGTAGATGACTAAACAAGATCGCTATATTCAAACTAGAATTCAACAACTACAAGAAGATATGAACAAAGCCCATGACCCTCACGATAAACAGTGGTATAATCGCTGTATTCAAGAGCTAAACTGGGTAGCTCAAATGAAAGATAAACCAGATCACAATTGTTATATGGAAAAAACTATTGGATCAGAGTCTTTTAATATGAGTAACTTTTAATGCATTATAGTTGCTCAGATTGCCTTCCTGATAAACAATGTGGCATCTGTGAAATGAAAGAAATAGATGCTAGAGCTCAATGGTGGCAAAAACAGAAAAAACAACTTGAAGAAAGGATTAAAAATGAACCTAGAAAAATTGAGAGAGGAAATAGCACATGATGAAGGTGTGGTACATGAAATTTATTTGGACCACCTTGGTTTGCCTACTTTTGGCATTGGTCATCTTGTTCGCGATGATGACCCCGAACACGGTTGGGAAGTCGGAACGCCCGTTGATGAGTCTAGATGCAATGAAGCCTTCGAACAGGATATCCAAACAGTCTTGTCTGACTGCGACAAGCTTTACCCAGAGTTTGCCGATTTGCCAGAAGAAGCTCAAAGAATCATAGCAAATATGATGTTTAACCTCGGTTATCCACGTCTCTCAAAATTTAAAGGCATGAAAGCAGGTGTTGATGCACGTGATTGGAATCGTGCAGCAGATGAAATGGTTGATTCTCGTTGGTACAAACAAGTAACTAATCGTGCAGAAAGACTAGTAGCGCGTATGAGAGCAATCTGATGAGTTGGTTAGAAGAACTATTTGACAGATTTTTAAAAAAATGGTTTAATATAGATAATAACCCTCAATATTTAACCGGTAAAGGTAGGCAATGATTAGAATATATATTCTAGTTGTTATAATTATGGCTTTGGGTGGTGTTGGATATGCAGCTAAGTATTATTATGATACTACCCAAGCTACTATAGCAACTTTAAGAGAAAATAATGCAAAACTTGAAGGAGCAGTTGAAACTGCTGAAGCAAGTATTGCCTCTTTACAACAAAATGCAGCAAAGATGCAAGAGTTAAATACTCAATTAGCAGCAGATTTACAAAAAGCTGAAGCTTATGGCGATGAACTTCGTGGTAAACTAAGCAGAATGAACCTAGTTCAAGACGCTTTAAAAGACGCTGCAGAATTAGAAGGAAAGATGAATGGTGCAACAGCAAAACTTTGGCGTAGCTTTATGGACGACACTGGTAATATTAACGAGTATGATCTTCCTGAGTGGTTGCGTAGGGAGGACACCGGAACCGGAAATCAAAGTAGTAACGAAAGTGGAGCAAGTTCAGATACCGAAAGTGTCGAGACCGAAACCACTACAACTAACTGATACCCGAGTTCGAGTAGTTACTAAAGACACACTAGATGTATTCTTAAAAGAGTATGAAGAGCAATATGGAACTATTGCTTTTGTTGCTTTGAGTATGCGTGATTATGAAAATCTAGCATTAAACGCTGCAGAGTTAAAAAGATATATTAATCAACAAATTGAAATTATAGTTTACTATGAAGAGGCTGTAACAGCAGAAAAGGAAGAGGAAAAGAAATGAAATATTATTTAATTATGTTTGCAATGTTGTTTGTAGTATCACAGGCTGTAGCAGATGATTTTTTACAAATGAGAGAATACAGAAACAATCTTTGTTATGATGGAGATACTTGTTATGTAACTGCCCCCTCACTTCCAGAACCTCTTCAAAAAATGAGCGTCAGAATTTTAGGAATTGATACTCCTGAAATTCGTGCTGAGTGTGATGAAGAAAAGAAGCTAGCTTTAAAAGCCAGAGAACTAGCTAATAAACTATTTAGAGAAGCAGAGAAAATTGAATTTGCTAATCTAAAATGGGATAAATATGGAGGACGTGTATTAGTTGATGTTTATCTCGATGGTAAACTTTATAAAGATGAGATAATTAATGCTGGATTAGCTCGCCCTTATGACGGGGGTACAAAAGAAGGATGGTGTGAATAATGGATTGGTTTACATCAGATCTTATTCATGCCATGAATGAAACATCTTGGTTCGATGGCATTGGAACAATCGTAGTTTTACTTGTTGCCTATGCAGCATTTAGATGGATTAGGAAAAACATATGATCGCGAGAATGTTTGAAGATACGCTATGGATATATACAGCTATAGGAGGCTCACTTCTTGGCGCAGCCTTCCTAGCATATTTTAAAGATACGAGAGCTGGTCTATGGTGCTATGCTAAATTAGATCAGTTCCTCGATTATCTTGTTGCTAAATACGGTTGGACATGGTTTGAACAACCGACCGATGCATGGAGAAAGAAGTATCCATATGTCACAAAGAAAATTGATGAACTTGAAAATAGAATAGTACTACTTGAAGATACTATTAGAATACAACAACAACAAAACCCTCAAGATAAGAATAATAATTACCAAGATTCTTAAAAGAATGAAAGGATGAAAAATGACGGAAGAAATTCAGAAAGCTGGGTATCACCCGGCTGATAGTGATGGCGACGGCGTAGTAACTCCAGAAGAACATAAGATGTATCTAGAGTTTAAACGTAAAGAACTAGAAGATAATGACGCTCAAAGAGATGCTATTCGTAAAATGGCCTGGTTTTCTCTTTTTGGTCTATTAGTATATCCAATCGGTATTGCTTTAACATCTTTACTAGGCCTTGATACTGCAGCAAATTTAATTGCTGATATCGCTCCAACATATTTTGCATCTATTGCAGTATTAGTATCTGCTTTTTTTGGTGCTGATGCGCTTAAAAAGAAATAGGTGCTGACATGGATGCGACAACTTTGAACCAAGCTGCTATTTGTGCAGCGGCTGCTGCTTATGTATATTCTCCAAAAGAAGAGATGTTATCTAAAATTTCTCAATTAGGAGGCATAGGTGATTTTGAATTTTTTAAACATGATGGAACTGAAGCAGCTTGCTTCGTTTTAAACGGTTATAACTATATTGTTTTTAGAGGAACAGAACCAAATAAATTTAAAGACATACAGGCTGATTTAAGAGGGTGGAAAACTAAATCAGATACTACTGGAAGAGTTCATTTTGGTTTTAAAGAGTCTTTAGACGATGTATGGGCAAACATTGTAAAATGGATAGAGTCCAGCAAGAATAACCCTATTATAGTATGTGGACATTCTTTAGGAGGAGCTTTAGCTACTCTAGCTGGTTCTAGAATTAAAGACTGTACTGTGTATAGTTTCGGCTCTCCTAGAGTTGGAAATAGAGTTTGGTGCAAGCAGCAAACCTTTACACACTATAGGTTTGTCAATAATAACGATCTTGTTCCCAAAGTACCTTTTTGCTTGCTAGGATACAAACATTATGGTAATCTATGTTATATTAACCACTATGGAAATATAAGAAAACCAACCGCCTGGCAAAAGTTTAAAGACGGGTGGAGAGGCCGTAGCACGGCGTTAAAAAAGTTTCAACTTTTTGATGGCATATATGACCATAGCATGACAAAGTATAAAAACAAAATAGAGCATGTATTACGTAGCAACAGTTAAGTGTCCGTATTGTGAAACAAAGCAAAACACTATTATAGGAAGTGGGACATTTTTTCCCACTTCTCTTTTACATTGTGAAAAATGTATAAACGCATTTGATCAAAGTAATGAGCTTTATGAAATTCCCTACCAATCAGTATTCAATAAAAGTAACAATCATCTTGCTTGTTAGTTCTATATTTGTTAGAATATAGAAAATCAAGAGGAGATTGTTATGGCAAAAAAGTCATCTGGAAAACATTATGTATCTAAAGGTGAGCGCTCTAGCGTATCTAAGAAAATTCTTAAGATGTGTAGGCGTGAACGTTCTGCTGATTGGAAAACAGCAAATATTACTAAACATTGGGCTAAAGGTGAAAACCCTTGGATTACCGTAGAAAATCCTAATAAAGAAGAAACAAATAAACGCTTTATTAGAGTAAAAACTAATGATGTGTGGGGATTTCCACGTCCTGCTCAAATTAAAATGAGAACTGCATGAGCATAGACTATAAATACAACGAGCCTGCTCTACTACAGGAGATTGCTGAGTATATAGATAAAACTTATACTCAGCATTACTCTTTGAATAAGTTTCAAGCCACAGAGTTTATTATCGACTCTGGACAAGGTGAGGGTTTCGCTATAGGTAATATAATGAAATACTCCCAAAGATACGGTAAAAAATCAGGTAAAAATCGTCAAGACTTATTAAAAATTATACACTACGGGCTTTTGGCTTTGCATAATCATGATGTTTTGGAATCTGATTTTAAAGAGTATGAAAAAATTAGAGCAGAAAAAATAGAGGAAAATAATGGATACGAAAGTTAAATTAGTTTCTTATAGTACAGTATCTAAAG